CATTAATGCTACATCTAATACTCATTTATGTTTTTTTAAAGATGTTAAAGACATCTAATGTTACATCTAATACCCCATAAGGACTAAATCTCGTATTCTAATAAAAAGTAGTTGACAATGGCAAAGAAATCTGTAAAACTATACACAGATAATGTACTTGATGCATTCTATGATGCAATCAGAACAAACACACTAGATAAATTACATATACCTCATAGTGATGTGTTCTACGTACGTAAAGCAGTGGAGGCACATTATGGCCGTCCGTTTACGCTAGAGCATGTTGAATGGGCTATGCGTAAGGAAGGATGGACAGACGATGTTGACAGCAATAGTAATGGTATGCAACATGCTGGTAAAGGATGACTGTATGCAATATACAGACAGAAGAGGTCCGTATACAACAGAACAGCAATGCTTTGCTCGTGTAGAAGAAATGATAGAGGCAATTAAACCTACACTTCCACCTGTGCCTTCACAGTTTTTGTACAAATGTGCTGATTTGAAAAAGGGTGTTGCGACATGAGTGTTGAATATCGGGGTACTACGTTCCCTGGATACAACAAACCTATCAAGTCTAATCGTGAAGGTAAGAAGAAGATGGTTCTTGCCAAAGATGGTGATAAGATAAAACTAATACACTTCGGTGCTACAGGCTATGGTCACAACTATAGTGCTGCAGCCCGTAAGTCATTTCGTGCTAGGCACAAGTGTGATACAGCTAATGATAAACTAACAGCGCGGTACTGGGCATGTCGTACCCTATGGGGTGGAGCAGGTGGTAGTACAAAGTCTAGCCCCAAATCTAAAAAGGGAAAATACTAATGGCTAAACATAAAAAGGATGACGTAATGGTTGTGTCAATCGGTATTGGTTCTATGCCCAAGAGTAAGCTGAAGAAGATGAAGAAGGCTGAAATGGCAATGGGTGGTACAGCTAATGGCAAGAAGCACATGTATTCTGGTGGTGGTTCTGTAACAGACAAGTTGCCAAACACAGGTTTGAAAGCACTTGCTAAATCAGAAAAGGGCAAAGCTGCTGTACGCAATATGGGCTTTGATGTTTAAGTGGCTCCACGAGTTGCACGAAAGAAGGGTCAACCTGCTAAATCAAAAAAGCATAGCGACCTGTATACGGATGAAGACCCTAAAGGCACTATACAGGGTTTAAAGTTTGCTACTGTAAAAGATGCAGAAGCTAGTGTACGAAAAATAAAAGCATCTGGTAGGTCACATGCTCATAAGACACAAGCGGCGATTGCTATGGAGCAACGTGCTAAAGCGGCAGGTAAAAAGGCTGCAGCTTCTGTATTCAGAAAGTTTATTGAATCTCAAAAGCGAAAGACTAAAGAACGTGCATCCCGTAGAAGCTGACATACGCACGTGGTCAAAAGACTTTTTAGAAGTACCTAACGCTAAACTAAATGGTCTACCCCCTTGCCCCTATGCCAGAAAGGCATGGGCTGATGACAAGGTAGTATTCAGTATCAACACGGGACTTGATGGGTTGTTAGAAGCCATTCGTAAGTTCAAGGGTCACGACTATGATATTGTAGTATGGGCCGAAGAAGATTTGCCAGACATGGAATACCTTGATGGTCTATGTGACGGCATGAATGAGTTGATGTCTATAGCTGGTATTGATTTGCACCTTATGGTGTTTCATCCAGACTATGACGCAACAGAGGCTGGTCTTGATTTCCTTGTCGATGACGACGTGACAGATGACAGCCTGTCCTATTGCATGGTCTTTGTGCAGAAACTCTCTAAACTAGATGATGCAGCTTTGTACTTGGAAAAGTCTAATTACTATGAACACTTTCCAGAAGAAGTATATGATACGTTAGTGCTTGACAGAAGGAGATTAAGAGATGGCAATGCACGGTAAAGCTAAGATGGCTAAGAAGAAAATGCGCGGCGGCGGTATGCCAATGAAGAAAAAGATGCGCGGCGGTGGCATGGCTAAGAAAAAAATGATGGGCGGTGGCATGGCTAAGATGGCTAAGAAGAAGATGATGCGTGGGGGCATGGCTAAAAAGAAGTAATGCCTTACGTACAGGATTCAGATATACATGGACATGGAGTTTTTGCAGATAGGGATTATACTCAAGGCGACACCATAGAGTTATGTCCTTATCTGTTTGTCTCCGAAGATGATATATCAGATGAATGTATATTACACAACTACATGTTCCAGTCTGTGTATGAAGGTGATACGGATTTTATGGTCGTGCTAGGTTTAGGCATGGTGTACAATCATGGTGATCCTCCAAATGCAGAATGGGAAATGTGCGAAGAAGATGACCGCTTCGTTAAATTTTTTGCTTTAACAGATATAAAAAAGGGGCAGGAAATACTTCACGATTACGGTAAACCATACTGGGAAAGTAGATAGGAGATAGGAGATGGCACGTGTCTCTAAAAAAGCCCCCGCTAAAAAAATCAAAACCGCATCGTCTAGGACGAAAGCGAAACAAGCTAGAACGGTTGGCCTTGCGAAAGGCGGTGCGCCTAAGAGCAAATCAAGAGTTAACGAAGCTGGCAACTATACTAAGCCCGGAATGAGAAAGCGTCAGTTTAATCGTATTAAGGCTGGTAGCAAAGGTGGTGGCCCAGGTCAGTGGTCGGCGCGTAAAGCCCAGATGCTTGCATCAGCTTATAAAAAAGCTGGCGGTGGTTATAAGTAATGAAACATGTCTTTCTCCTGTTTGTGTTTTTGGGTACAGGGGAAAACAAACAGATGGTCAGCAGCGATATGTACTTTGCAGACCTTAAAGATTGTGTCTGGTTTGCACAGGCATTACATAAACAGGGGGAAAAGATAACTTCCTACTGCCTACCCAAACTTGTCGATGAAAATATAAAGGTGTACTGATGGACCCCATTAGCGCAATGGCAACAGCATCGGCTGCTTTCGGTGCAATCAAAAAAGGTTTTGCTGTAGGCCGTGACATCGAACAGATGGCGGGTGACTTGTCACGTTGGATGGGTGCTATGTCTGACTTGGAACAGGCAGAAAAAGAAGCAAAGAACCCTCCTATATTTAAGAAGCTGTTTGCTGGGCAGAGTGTAGAGCAAGAAGCCATAACTGCATTTGCAAATAAAGAGAAAGCAAAGCAGCAACGATACGAACTGCAACAGTGGATTTCCTTGACAATGGGTAGGTCAAAGTGGGAAGAACTGGTTCGTATGGAAGGCCAAATTCGTAAGACCCGTAAGGAAACATTATATAAGCAAAGAGAACGCCGACAAAAATTTGTAGAATTTGTAGCATGGACTATTATGGCTACTATCGGTGCGGCTCTTTTGTACGGATTTGTAATATTTCTCAAAGGAAAGGTTGCTAATGCAGCAGAGCCTACACATGTAACGTGCCGACTGAAAGGATGCACTACGGTAGATAAACAGCGTGTATGTGTATATCACGGTGTAAACAATACAGTAGATACTATATTTTTTCGTATGGACGAATGGTTCCCCCGCGAGTTTCAGTGTAAGTATAGCCCTAATGAAACCAAGCCACCAAGCATACAAGAAACATTTGAAGCAATTAGAAAGTCACAAAAGTAATGGCACTTGCAAAATCACAAAAAAGTTTGAAGTCTTGGACAGGACAAAAGTGGAGAACAAAGAGTGGGAAACCGTCCAGTAAAACTGGTGAACGGTATTTACCGTCAGCCGCGATCAAGAGTTTGTCAGCGCAGGAATACGCCGCGACGACAAAAGCTAAAAGGGAAGGTACACGTAAGGGCAAACAATTTGTCAAACAACCAAAAAGCATTGCAAAGAAAACCGCAAGATTCAGGAGAGGTTAATGTTGAATCTATTGATAGGACCGATAGCAGAACTGGCAGGGACATGGCTAAATGGAAAAGTTGAAAAGACTAAAGCAGAAACTGGTGCAAAAGTTGCACGGGCTAAAGCTGAAGCTACAATCATGGAAAAGAAAGCTACTGGCGAACTTGACTGGGATTTGGAAATGGCTAAAGGAAGTAAGCATTCGTGGAAAGACGAATGGCTTACGATACTATTCAGCATTCCTCTCATTCTTGCGTTTATTCCGGGTATGGAAGAAGTAGTGGCAAATGGATTTGCACAACTCCAGTCAATGCCTTCATGGTACCAGTATAGCCTTGGTGTTATTGTTGCTGCCAGCTTTGGTGTTCGCAGTGCTACTAGGTTATTTGGAAAAGGGTAGTCCTATCAGTGATGTGGAGTATGCACGAGAGAACTACAGAAGAACAAGCGAGGAATAACCTTGGCAGAAGTAACTATGGAAAGACTACTCAAATGGAAAATACTTCCCCGCTTGATGATGCTTATGATGTCAATATCGGCTTGGCGGGTAGTGGAGTGGTTTATGACGCTACCTTCCCCAACTCCAGAACAAGCGGCTCTAGTGAGTGTAGTCACGGGGGCAATGACAGGTGCATTTGCGGTATGGATGGGACATGAGAAATGAAATACAACGCTGAAAACTTTGTAAATAAACTTATTGCACACGAAGGTCTGCGCCTTCAAGTATATCAAGACACTCTTGGTATTGACACTGTTGGTATAGGACGCAACCTAGAGGACCGTGGTATCACAAAGGAAGAACTGGACTGGATGGACATTCCTAACATAGATGCTGTATATGAGTACGGTATCACGGAAGCTGATGCTATGTACCTCGCAAAGAATGACGTACAGATTGTCGAAAAGGAACTGGTTCGTGCGCACCCTTGCGTAGAGGAGTTAGACGCTGTACGTCAGCTTGTACTGATGGATATGGCATTTAATCTAGGAGTGCCACGTCTTTGTAAGTTTAAAAAAATGTGGGCCGCTGTACACGAAAATAAATTTGACGTAGCAGCAAAAGAAATGCTTGACAGCAGGTGGGCAAATCAGGTAAAATCAAGGGCAACGAAATTAGCACATGCTATGCATCATGGGGAGTTTTAATGGCTAGACAGTTAACAGAAAAACAACAGAAGTTTCTTGCCGTGCTTTTTGATGAAGCTGGTGGCGATATGGTTATAGCAAAAAAGATGGCAGGATATGCTGACACTTCTGGTACTGCAGAAATTGTTAAGGGTCTTAAAGAAGAGATACTTGAAGCGACTCAAATGTACATGGCGCGTAATGCGCCAAAGGCGGCAATGGCGATGACAGGTGCGTTGTACGACCCAACTGAACTTGGCATTCGTGACAAGATGGTTGCAGCTAAAGAACTGCTAGATCGTGTTGGTCTAGTGAAAACAGAGAAGATGCAGGTAGAAGCATCAGGTGGTGTTATGCTTATGCCGCCTAAAGCTATTGTTGAGGAGGATGACTAATGGCTGTTAAGGGAAGAAATAAACCGCGCAAAGTCTCAAAAAACGTGACAGATAAACGTGAAGCACAAAAAAAATTAAAAAAGGCTAATTCAGAATTTATGTCTACTAATATTGGATTTATGTATTCAATTACAAAAGATTCTATACAACGCGCAAAACAAAAAGGAGAGGATAAAACTAATCCTAAAGGTTTTGCCAGAATGGTTAAAGAACTAGAAAGAATGGATGCGGCCTTGAAAGATAAAGCAGATGCGGAAGAAGTTCTAAAAAAGTTTGAGGGTAATACAGGTGGATTAGTTTCAAAAAATTATTCTAATTCTGTAACCATAGTAGACAATCGCAAAAACAAATGACACGCAGTATAGGCAAGTGGAAGCTACCACAGCCAACAGATATTAAAGAAGAAAACGAATGGGTTCAGATACCTCGTATTGCAAGGACTGTGCCATTTGGATATAAGTTAAATGAAGAAGACCCCGACCTTCTTGACCCAATACCAACTGAATTAGACTTGCTAGAAAAAGCAAGAAAGCACGTAAATCAATATTCGTATCGTGAAGTAGCGAACTGGTTGAGTGCTAATACTAACAGATACATTTCACATGTGGGATTAAGAAAACGGTTAGGCAATGAAAAACAGCGTAAGAACCAAGCTAGAAGCCTCCGCAAGTGGGCAGAATATGCGGAAACGGCAATCGCCAAAGCGAAAGCCCTTGAGGAAAAAAGAACCGGCTCCAAAGCCAACGGTTGAAATACAAGATGTTTCATATGAAACAGAGGCAATAGAAGAACACGCTAATGTATTATTCAAACCAAACAAAGGTCCACAGACAGAGTTTCTAGCTGCTGCAGAACGAGAAGTGTTATACGGTGGAAGTGCGGGGGGTGGTAAAAGCTACGCCATGCTTGCAGACCCACTACGTTATATGGGGCATCCACAGTTTAGTGGGTTGTTGCTTCGGCATACGACAGAAGAACTGCGTGAACTTATATTCAAGTCGCAGGAGTTGTACCCAAAAATCTGGCCGGGGATAAAGTGGTCAGAACGTAAGATGCAGTGGACTGCACCATCTGGCGCAAGGTTGTGGATGTCGTATCTGGATAGGGATGATGATGTCTTGCGTTATCAGGGTCTAGCATTTAGCTGGATAGGGTTTGACGAATTGACCCAGTGGGCCACACCATATGCATGGAATTACATGCGGTCACGTCTACGGTCCACTGCACCAGACTTGCCTATCTTTATGAGGGCTACAACTAACCCCGGTGGACGGGGCCATCAGTGGGTCAAGAAAATGTTCATCGACCCTGCACCGTATAATAGGGCTTTCGATGCGACAGATTCTGAAACAGGGGAAGTCTTGCGATATCCCGCTGGACACACGAAAGCTGGTAGACCTTTATTTAAAAGGCGGTTTATCCCAGCAAGACTATTCGACAATCCTTATTTGGCAGAGTCGGGTGACTACGAAGCGATGCTTCTATCCATGCCAGAGCAACAGCGTAGGCAACTCCTAGAGGGTGATTGGGATATTAAAGAAGGTGCAGCCTTTACGGAGTTTGACCGTAATGTGCATGTGGTTGATCCTTTTACCATTCCTAATAATTGGGTTAAGTTTAGGGCTTGCGATTACGGGTACGGTTCATATAGTGGGGTTGTTTGGTTTGCTGTTAGTCCTGCTGAACAACTTATTGTATATCGGGAGCATTACGTTTCTAAAGTTCTGGCGACGGATTTGGCAGATCAAATTCTTGAGTTGGAAGCTGGGGATGGTAACATCAAGTATGGCGTTCTTGATAGTTCTCTTTGGCATAAGCGTGGGGATACTGGTCCTAGCTTGGCAGAACAAATGATTATGCGGGGATGTCGCTGGCGACCATCTGATAGAAGTAGAGGAAGTCGAGTAGCCGGTAAGAATGAAGTGCATAGGCGTTTGCAAATAGATGAGTATACGGAGGAACCAAGACTTGTGTTCTTTAATAATTGCACAAACATTATATCCCAATTACCAGCACTTCCGCTGGACAAAAGAAATCCAGAGGACATTGACACGCACTCTGAAGACCATCTTTATGACGCACTCCGGTACGGTATTATGTCCCGACCCCGGTTCTCTGTTTTCGACTACGACCCGATGGGAAGACCGTCAATGGGTATGCCGGTAGCTGATTCAACATTTGGATATTAGTATGGAAGTAATATGGTCATTAATGTTAACAGTATGCATGGATAGTCAGTCATGCATTAATCAATCTGTGCAGTGGTTTGAAGAAAAAGCAGAGTGTATAAAAATGCAAATACTGCACGAAGAATTGCCAATTGATGGTGATTGGACAACTGTAGACTACAAATGTACCGTAGTCGGAGCAAAGGAAGTATAATGGCTGAAGATGAAATTATGATTGAGGATGATGCAATTGCATTAGAGGATACTGAAGATAGTGTCCAAGAGGATGCAGGTGTATCTTCTATAATTGGTTTTGTCACAGATCGTTTTTACAAAGCTAAAGATTATAGATATCAAGATGAGGAAAGGTGGCTTCGTGCATATAGAAACTATCGCGGATTGTATGGGCCTGATGTACAGTTTACAGAAACGGAAAAATCACGTGTCTTTATTAAAATCACAAAAACAAAAACACTGGCAGCATACGGACAGATTACCGATGTACTCTTTGCCAACAATCGTTTTCCGCTTTCTATCGAACCTACGGAACTTCCTGAAGGTGTAGTAGATAGCGCACACTTTGATCCAC